CCCTGAATACTGTACCGTTCTAGAAAACGGAATCTATACTGTAAAACTCTTTCATGAAGCTATTGGTATAGGTATGTCCGATAGGTACTACTATCGAACAGTAGCTGAAGTGTTTAAAGGTAAAGAAAACTATACTGCAAAGCTTGCGGATACTTTATGGATTGAATTACCAATCCATACACAAGATGATATCAATAAAGTATTGAAATGGGTGTATTCCAATAATGCCTAATTATTCCTTTCGTAACGTTATTGATGGTACTGAATATGAGCTCGACTTGACAATGTCAGAGCGCGAACAGTACCTTAAAGATAATAAAGATACTGTTATTCAGATAATTGCTCGGGCTCCTAGTTTAGGTGATTCAGTTAAACTAGGTATTAGAAAGCCCGATCAAGGTTTTCGTGATGTATTACGTGAAATTAAAAAAGCACACCCTAGAGGAGGAGGCGTTAATACATTTTGATGCTTAAAAGACTAACAAAAAGAGAACGTCGCGTTTTAAAACAAACTAGTAATCAAACAACTAACGGAGGCTTCAGTACGTCACTAAAAGAATTTTCACCATTAACCGAGAGCCAAAAAGAAGTCTTCCGAAATTTTGATAACGACGAACATCTTGTGTTACATGGTCTTGCAGGTACAGGTAAGAGCTTTATCTCACTATACCTTGCATTGCGTCAAGTATTAACCGGCTCATCTGACTTTAATAAGATTGTCATTGTACGTAGTGTAGTACCTACTCGCGAAGTAGGTTTTTTACCCGGCAGTGTTAAAGAGAAAATTAAAGTCTACGAACAACCATACGAAACTATTTGTACTGAGTTGTTTGGTAGAGCTGATGCTTACAATATTCTTAAAACTAAAAACTATGTTGAGTTTATGTCCACTTCCTTCATTAGAGGTATTACACTTGACAATTGCATAGTAATAGTTGATGAAGTACAGAATATGTTATTTGGAGAACTTGATTCCGTCATTACACGTATAGGAAAAAACTCCAAGTTGATATTATGTGGCGACTTTAGACAGTCCGATCTACAAAAAGATATTGATAGAAAAGGCTTGCTAGATATTTTAAAAATTTTGAAAGCAATGGATTATTTTAAGTATGTCGAATTTAGCGAGCGGGACATTGTCAGATCTGACTTCGTCAAGCAATACATTATTCAAAAGAGTCGACTTGGCTTCACCTAAGCAATTTAATATTGTTGGGTATGATGAAACCAAGGTAGGCTTTTTAGAACAAATAAACGAGGATGGGTCACGCAAGTACGTGACTCCATCCGGTAACAGATACCCTTCTATTACTTCCGTAATGAGTTGGCAATCTGCTAAAGGTATTGCTGAATGGCGGGCAAGAGTGGGTGCTGAAGAAGCAAATAGGATTAGCAAGCAAGCTACTCGCCGCGGCACTGCATTACATGGTATTTGTGAGAACTATCTTCGTAATGAAGAAGTGCTTGGTGAGAACGTAACACCTGATGTTATGGGTATGTTTAAATCCATCAAGTATATTCTAGATGGTAGTATTGATAATATTCATTGTATTGAAACGAGACTATACTCTGACTACATTGGAGTAGCTGGTACAGTTGACTGTATTGCAGAGTTCGATGGTAAGATGAGCGTCATCGATTTTAAGACATCTCGAAAAATAAAAGAAAAGAAATACATTTCTCATTACTTCATGCAGACAGCTGGTTACGCTATCATGTATGAAGAGTTACTTGATATTCCAGTTCCACAGACTGTTATTATTATGGTAAGTGAGGATGATGAAATGGTATTTGTCGAGAAAAGAGATAATTATGCCAAGCAACTTATTAGCCTTGTTAAAGAATATAGGTTAATTAACGGATGAACATTCAAGATTATTGTGTGGTGTTTGATAATGTTATACCTAAAGATACCTGCGATCTTATTATCAGGAATTTTGAACGCGCTAGTGACTATCATGAGCGTTATGACTCTGATACTAAGCCAAACTTTACTCAACTAAACGTTACCAGAAATAAGGGTGTTTACGGTTTGGATACCCTTAATGATTTTGTCGTTGACATATCCAAGAAGGTAGTAAAAGAGTATAAGAAGCTGGTACCTGATTGTATATACTGGCCTGAAAAATATGCCTTTGAAGAGTTTCGTATTAAGCGATATAACAATGATGGTGTAGATTGTTTCTCAGATCATATCGACGCTGCTGATATATCCACTGCAAAAAGATTTCTGGCTTTCTTCTGGTATTTAAATGACGTTGAAGAAGGCGGGGAGACAGAGTTTCTTAATTTTGACCTATCAGTAAAACCAAAGGCAGGAAGACTATTAATGTTCCCTCCTCTATGGTTATATCCTCATAGGGGTAATCCACCAGTATCAAATTCTAAATATTTACTAGGGTCATACCTACATTTTGTTTAAGGGGTGTAAACAGGATCGACGGGACTAAGTGTTACCGGACGCCGGGGCAGTGCCGGCACACTCCATTTTGCTATATACTGTACATGCCAACGACAATTGGAATAATGACTATCGCATAGCGGCGTAGTCGGGGCTAGCCGGGGCCTTGCAACAGAACCCGGCACTTTCTTTTGTGTAGAGATCATGGCATTTTTAAATCACAACATCCCCACTATTACGTGCCTTATACGTAACGAATACCTTTTTAATCATGAAAAAGGTCATAATGAATATTCACTATGTGATGTTCATACAGTAGCTTCTATAGAAAAACGAACGCCACTCTTTGAGGCTTTTCTCGAGAATGGTGTTAACTGGACGCGCAGGCCCATATCAGCTTTCTGCTGGAAACCATGCGACCCTGAACCCCTGTACAATCATATGTACTGGGATTGCTTCTCATCTTACATAGACGTTCAAGTAAGAGCTAGACTAGCTGGTTTAAGAGCTGAGTTAGTTAGATGGGACGGTACCAAGAAAGAGGGTAAATATCTTTTTACTCTTGACTGGAGCTTTGAAAATAGAGCAATGCTCGATACTAATTTCTCTGAAACTCCAGAGCATAAATGTGCACACGTCTTTATGATGGATCATGGTAACTTCTATGCATACCCTAACAATAGAATTATCTGGTATGATAGCGCCTGGACTAAGAACAGAATACAAAATAACCCTGGATTTAAAATCGATACTACTGTATACTCAGTAGAGAATCAAGTCAAAAAAGAGACAGATGATTCCTATTTTTATGAGGTAGTTAATTTAAATGATGAAGATCAAAACATCTAATACGGTACTTCGAGAAATCGAAACTATCGCATACGATAAGCGCATCTCGTACATTGATGCTGCTCTTTACTACTGTGAGAAGAATAATCTTGAACCGGATATGGTTGGCGATATTATTCGTGCTTCACCTATCTTTAAGCAGAAGGTACAAATTGAAGCTGAAAAGCTTAACTTCCTACCTAAGGTAGCGCGCCTTCCAATCTAACATGACACCTTTTGATGCTTATACGAAGTATCTTGCTTTAAAGAATCACTTTACCAGTGACTATGACTATTTTCAGTATGGTGGTAAAGTATCTGCTAGGCAAGATGCGTTCGAAAGGCGCCGCGACAAATATCAGTTCTATAAACTTTCCAAGAAGAAGGATGTAGAAGGATTTTTGATCGCTAATTTTATTGATGATAATTCTAACAAATGGATAGGTGATCTAAACGATAAGGAATCAGAAGACGTCTATAATAAGTGGAAAGGTCGTCAAGAATCCATAACTTATCTCTATAAGAACGATCTTGATAAGATGGATGATGATCTTGATTTAAATCTCAAAGTTATTGACGGTCAGTATCCCAAGTTACTACAATTTTATCAGTTTGGAACTGTAAGTATCGAAACACTTGTGATACTTAATAAGGTAGTAAATTACATTCCACACTGGACTAAAAACATCACTGATCATATAATCTGGCCAGAGCACAGACGGAGGATACTAAAGTATGAGCCATTCGTAAAATTTGATCCTTTTAGGATGAAAAAACTAACTCTTGAACGCTTTACTGCATAAATAGGTTATACATTATGCATACAGTGAACAAGAATGACACACGCAATACACAACATACGATTTATACGGAGAAAAAATATCATGTCAAATACATTCGCATCACTAAAGCGTGACCGTGCAGACGCACTAAACAAGCTCACGCAAGAACTTTCCAAGCAAAATCAAAATCAGGCTAATACTAATTCAGGCGCGGATACTCGCTTCTGGAAGCCTACTGTTGATAAGGCTGGTAATGGTCAAGCCATTATTCGCTTTCTTCCCGCACCTGTTAACGAAGATGTACCTTTTATTCGCATCTGGGATCACGGTTTCCAAGGTCCCGGTGGTTGGTATATCGAGAAGTCGCTAACGAC